CCGTGACTGACCCACCACGATGGTATGGATACACGCGGGTGACGATTGTGAAGTTGCCAGTGGCAAGCCCTGTCTCGCCTGTCTCAATGACGGCATTCAGTGGGTCGCCTGAGAATGCGTGAATCTTATTACCGACTGCGCCGCCGAATAGGAACTGGCCGCCCTTGTACAGTGCCGAGTCCAGAGACGCAGGAAGCGCATCGATGCTGGTCGATAGGTTGTCTAAGTTCTCCAGCGTGTAGCCAGCCGTAAAAAACGGCGCAATAAGGTCGGCTGTCACGTTTGCGTATGACCATCCACCTGTGGCGTAGTTATAGATCAACAGCTTGTCCGGCGTGTCATCGACTGCGCTGTTTGACACATAAGACCAGACCGCAATCTGGTTCTGCGGGTCAACGCTGGACGTGATCTTGTCCTTGTAAGAGAAGTTGACATCCTTGAAGAAGTGCTTGTCCACCTTCTCCGCCCCGATGTTTTTGGAGGTTGACCCATCGTGCATGTAAAATCCGTCATCGGACAAATAGAAAATGGTGTGGCCGATATTACACACCGACCCAGAAACCTGACAGCCACGCGCTGTCTCCACCTTGTCAAACTGCCAGACCAGAGGAAGGCCAGTGTATGTGGCTCGCACGATAGCTCGTTCCATCAGGATCGTGCAATACTCTCCGCCGATTATCTTTACGATATTACCTGCATCGGGGATGTCCTGAAAGTCACTCTGACCTGTTCCGGCTGTCCAGCTTGTCGGGTCATCGAATGCAGACCAGTACGCCTTGTACGGCACACGGCCTGAACCAGTGTCGGCGTTAGCAATCCACACGAAGTCACGCACAACAGCCAGAAAGTCACCCTTTGGCGGTGATCCGGCCAAGTTGGCGAATGCGGTGCTTGTGCCTAGAGTCCAGACCTGCGGCTCCTCGCCTGTGCCGCCTGTGGCGATAACCTTGTTTCCGAACTGTACGAACTCCCAACGCTCTGCGCCTGTCAGGTCGTACCCGCCAGCCTTGCTGACATCATCTAGGTTGTTTGTTCCGGTGTTAAACTTGTACAGCTTTGTCGCGTCTCCGGCGAACAACTGCACTGTGCCGTCATCTTCCTTCGCCGCAAACACGTTCAGGATAGTTCCTGTGGCCGCGTTGCTGTACGCCACAAAGTCGTTGAGACTGCGGTATCCGTTCAGTGCGGGGATTACGTTCTCCGCGACTGTGACGCCAGCGTTGTTATAATCGGGCTGATCCGGTAGCCATTGTCCACTAAAACTAATCATTGTTGCAACCAAACCTCGCTACCTGCGCTGACTTGGCTCCATATCTCCGAGCCAGCCGCAATCTCTGTCCACGTCTCGGTGCCTTCGTCAACATTAGTCCAATCTTCGCCAAGCACCTTGCCTGTCATTGTAGCACTCGCCGCAATGTTTGACGATCCCGCCATAACGTAGTCGGCTGTCGTTGCGCCTGTGGCAGTGAACGCCGCGTCTGCGGTGCCGTCAAATGCGTAAACAAGAAACGCCGAGGCAGATGCCGCGAAGGCAAACCCGCCCGAACCTGCGTATGATGCAATGAACGTGGCGTTAGCAGTGACCGAGCCAGCACCAGTGACTGACGCCGCGAAGTTCTGAATCCTGTTAGCCGCACCTGCGGATGTGACGGCTGTTGCGGCAGTTCCTGCAAACACCTTGGTGGCCGATGGCGTTGCCGTTGCGGATACGGCAACTGACGCTGACGCGGACGCCAGAACTTCATGAAACACCTCGGCGGACGCGGTGGCGGTGGCGGATATACTAGCCGCACCAGCGAACTCGATGGCAAACTGCACGGCACCTGTGGCCGTTACGGCTACTGCCGCGCTACCGTCAAAGTGGATAACCTCTAGCTGGTCTAGCTGATCCAGCGTCAGGCCATACGCATCCAACTGCTCCAGCGTACCCCAGTTATCTAATTGCTCTAGGGTAGGGTTAGACCAGTCAACCTTTGTTAGCAGTAACGCGCTATCCAGTGAGTATGGTAGCGCGTCAATGCTTGTGACAAAGTTATCTAGGTGCGGGGTGCCTGTGGCCATATCGGCTCACCTACGCCGCAGTAATGTCTAGGTCGCCTGTCGGTATCTTTAGAATGTCACCAGAGGCAATCGTCTTGGCAGTAGTGAACGCGCCGTGGATCAGCAGGTTGCCTGATGATGATGCGTCAAAGATGCCGAAGTGTGACACGCTACCCCACGATCCAGTGGCCGCCGCGAACTCGATGGCAGAACTGTTTGAGGTTGCGCCGCCTGACGCCGCGCTGAACGTAGCCGCCACGCGAGCGTAGTTGCTACCGCTAAGTTCGGTGCCTGAATTGTCATCGGCAAATGATCCGGTTGACAAGCCGACATAGACATTTGATGGCATTGTGTATGCCCCAACCGAAAGGATGTGGTCTAGGATTTCATTTTCTAGGTAGTCTGATAATGCCGACATTTAACTCTCCGCAGAATTGTTTTGGCGTTGGTAAATAGACTGTATCTGGAGCGATCCGGTGCCATAGTGAGCGCGTTGCTCATCGACCTTAATCTCGTTTATGGCGGTGTTAAAGCGTTGCATGTACTGCGCCGCCCTAGTCTCGTCCAGAAGGTACGCATACGCCTCGGCTAACGCGCCGTAAAGATAGGCGTCAGGGTGGCGGGTCAGGACAACATTAGTCAGGTTGCTGTCAGACAGTGCCGACAAACCGCCGACATAAATAATTTCGGCAGTGTAACTGGAGTCAGGGATTGGCCGCAGTTTCATCTCGCCGCCGACAATGCTGAAACCGAGAGGCTTGCCGCCGCCGCCAGATGAAAAGGTTGAGTCCAAAGATGTCGGGCTGTAGTAAGTCAGCACAGTCTTTGGGTTGGTGTCCAAGGTTATAGAACGCACTTCACGCAAGTCAGTCGGCAACGCAATATATTCATCGCCGGATGTCAGAGTCGCAGTGGCTCGCTTTTCCTGATCTCGCGTCTCAAGTTCACGCGACATGCGAGACTCGGCAAGCTGGATAAAGTTAGGTATCTGCGAAGTCAGGTCATCACGCGCAAGAAAGTTTGCGACAGCCGTCTTTAACTCGGTGTAGGTGCTGATGCTCATAGTGTTCCGCCGCCTGTCCTAAAATCACGATTCTGGTGATCGTTTAACCAAGCCTTCCACGCCTTCGGGTTTTCGCGCGGACTGCCAAGTGTCTCCAGAAGATGATTATAAACTACGTTTGGTATTTCCGCCACATGATGCACATGCTTCTGTGTGCCGTGGAAATTTGTATTGCTCCAGTCGTTGCTCATCTGCTTATTGACCTTGAGCAGGTTGTCAAAGTTCTGGATTGTCTCAACGACTGCGGTGTCGCTGTGGTCTTGGTGCATCTTCATCACCGTGCCTGTCGCCGCATCGCTTTTAATAATTCTCTGCATCTAACATCCCTTACAAAAGTAATGGGGGCGACTTGTGCCGCCCCCGCTTATGCTTATGATCCTGACAGATCAAAGATTCCGGCGTGTGCCTTTGGAGCCAGTGGCTTCAATGACCACTCACAGATGATCTGTGAACGCTCTGCGTCACCGTTCTTTGCCAGAGCAATCTCGGCAAAGTTACGGCCATTCATTGTGCAAAGCTCAACGAATGCAGGGTCGATCAAGAACATCTTGTCGTTTGACATGAAGCGTGATGGTGTTGCCTCAACTGTACCAAAGTCAGTAAGGAATACTGATGTTGATCCAACGTAGGCGACTTCCTTCGCGGCAGTCATGTTCACGTCATTGCTGACAAGGTTGCCAGATGCTGACAGGTCAGAGAAGTTCGCACGGTTAGTGGCCGAGCAAAGCATCATTGATGGGTTTCCGCCATCTGTCCAAGCGTCCTGCATTCCATCTTCGATGAGTGCAAGAGTCAGTGCGCGGTCAGTACCGTCAGTTACAGTGTCTGCGCCTGTACCTGCTGAGAACGCACCCGAACCCGCGCCGACTGAACCGTTTGTGATCCAAGTCATCAGGGACGCAGATTTGCGTGGGTCTGATGCAGAACGTGCAACGTTTGTGTCGGTGATTGACTTCTCGATGTCACGGCGCAATTCAATGGCCTTTAGCACCTTCTGATAGTTATGTTCACGCTCGCGTCCTGCTGTATCAACAGCATCGAGTGTGCCAGATGTGGCAAAACTTTTTACGGATATTTGATGATAGTTACCCAGACGAACTGTCGGAGTGGCCGCCGCTGTACTGGCGTCAGCACCTTCGTTGACGTGGTTGTTAGTCGCGGCGGACGCCAAATCCTGAGTCTGCCACTCTGTGAAAACAGCAGATGAAGTGCTTTTCTTCATGTTGCTGAATGCTGGTGTCTCAGAGGGATCAATCCGATAAATAATATCGGCAAGGCTTTCTTTTTGGCCGATTGCGGCACTGGTAGCGAAAGTAGTCATTTTGGTTTCTCCTTGGGCTAGTTGCCCATCAAGTAGTTGACTGCGGCGTCAACACTGCCCTCTTTAGCGAGGCGATCAAGTGCTTTCTTCCGCGAACGGTTTTGCACATCACTCTTAGTGCGAGGTTGCCCAGCCTTTGCCATCTTCGGTGCCTTCTGTGTGCGTTTCTTGGCGGCGGGTTTCTTACCTTGAAGATTGTCCCACTTCCACGCCTTATAGAGAAGTTCAATCGCCCTAGCGTCAGACGCATTTGCGATTTCTTCCTCAGAAAACCCGATCCGCCTCTGAGCGTACTTGATGACTTCCTGACGCTCGCTGTCGCGGACATCTTCATCTTTCCAGTCAGGTATGCGGTTCAGCATATCTTCACGTTGCGTAACCAAGTGCTTTTTCATATGCTCTTGATGTTCAAGTGCTTGCTCTTGGGCTATGCGACCCTGCTCTGCCTCTAACTGCTTGGAATACTCTTTCTGCTGATCCCACTCAGTCTTGTACAGGAACAAGTCACGTTCCGACATTGTTTCGGCTAATGCTCTCCAGTCAGGCTCTTGCTGAGTTGTCTGCTGGATTTGACCTTGCAACACATCGAGATGTTGCTTGTAAGCGTCACGCAACTGCTTAGTCTCGGCGGCCTCTGCTTCAAAGGCTTTGCGTTGATCTGCTAGTTCCATAGAACGCTTTGTAAACGCCTGTTGGCGCGAATAACCATTACGCAATTCATCCAAAGTTACCTCATGTTCTACGCCGTCAATCTTGACAGTGTAAGACTCAGGGGCTTCGATGTATTCGTCTTGATCTTCGTCCTCGTAGGCATCTTCGCCGTCATCAATATCATCGTCCTGATCGTCATCTTCGGGGGCATCGTATTCTGCCGTTTCCTCTGATGTGTCAGCCGCCTCTATCTCAGGCTGTTGAGGTTCGGCATCCTGTGCCTCTACCTCTGACCGTTCTTCTACTACATTGTCCTCTGATGGGGTGTTGAGAAGATTCAGTGCATCGTTAAAAGAAATTGCTCCGGTTCCATCTGGATTGTCGGACATATAAATCACCTTTTCCTTGTGTTAAAATTGTTTTGCATCTTGACTTGTTCAAGCTGTGCATTCGCCATCTTACCATCTTCAATTACAGTGTTAAAGTACCCCTTCAACGCCTCAAGATTCTTGAGTAACTGATACAGGCGTTCTCGGCTTTCGTTGTCAGTGACCTCGCTGTTGCGCCACGCCTCTATAAATTGCGTCTCTAGGTAGTCAAAACCTTCCTGTAACAATTCGTTCTTTAACAACGCCTCGGCCTTTGAGGCGCGGTTTATTGCTTCCCTTGCTTTTCCTTCGTTCATGATAGTAGCGTGTATCCTTCCAATGATGGCCGTGTTCTGAATATGTCAGGCCGCGTTGCGCTTCTGCGGCGGAACGCCAAGTTAGCCGCACCGAATCCGGCACCGTCACCAAATGCAGAGCCGGAGAAGTCAGGCGCGACATCGAGAAGCCCCATTCGGGCATACGCGGCGGTGCCGTCAGTCCTGTCGTCAACTGGCGTATCTGCCATACCAGTGTCTAGGCGGCAAGCCTGTAAATCTTCGTCAAACATATATCCGGTTGGGCATTTTTCTTCGCCTGTCGCGGTGTCTGTTATTGAGCCGACAACCTCTGGGCGGTCATCGCGGTATCGGGTTGCGGAGTCGTCATAAGGCCGCACAAGGTCTGCATATGCGCCTGTGTAGTCTGGGTCTCGCCTACCGGAATACACGGCACCGCCGAATGGCGTTTCTCTAAATGATCCAATTACTCTGGGGTTACCAAATGCGTCCACACCGCTTGTCACAGGCTGTCCGACACCTGACTGCAACTGCGAGTAGGCATTGCCTGTCAGACTGCCTAGCAAGCCACTGTAAGGCTTCCCAGCGTCAAGGTACGTCATAACGCTCGGTGCGCGGTATCCATACCGAGCCGCCAAGTCTATAGGCGATGGGCTATACCCGCCCAGATTGTTGAAACCCATAGAAGCCCTGCCAACAATCTCATCCCTAGCCTGTTGCTCTCGGAGTTGCTCTCGGAGTTGCTGTTCTGCGGCTCTTGCGGCGGCGGCCTGTTGTACGTTTGCTAACACTTGCGCGGCTACATTATCCTGACGTTGCTGTTCCGCAAACTGCGCGGCGGCCTGTTCTGCGGCAATCGCGGCGGACTGATCTCGGAACGACTGCTCTCTTGCCATAGCCAACTGTTGCTGG